TGGAGTTCAAGCAACTATCGCTCTTATTACTGGTTTAGTTACCGCTTATAACCTTTTGCGTAATAGCGCAGTAGCGGCCGCTATTGCTTCTAGATTTGCTCTCAACCCTCTTGCTGGCCTAGCAACTGGCGCAGCAGTTGTTGGAGCAATCATTGCAGCAGTTAAATTATTCGATAATGTTACTAAAGAATCAGGCGGCGCTGGCGGCAATACAGTTCCATTATCTAGCTTGCCATCGGGCTTTACTGCTGGGACGCCAGTTATCAGCGGAGGTGTTATTACTGGAGGCGGTGGCGGTGGCGGTGGAATTGCTACAGGTATTACAGCTCCAATAGTTACAGGGACAATGCCTGTCTTGCCTTCTGGACTAAATCCAACTGGCAGAGGCATATCTTCAGGCTTTGATGTAGCAGCAGCTAGACGCGGAGAAGAAGCTGATCGTCCTATCGTTATCAATGTCAATGCGCCAAGCGCAATAGATGAAGAAGGATTTACCAGAGCAGTTATCTTGGCTCTCAATAATTCTACTAATCGCGGAACTACTGGTGCTGGCGATTTTAGGACTTCGGCTCAAATCCTATGACCCTATGGACTCCCGATTGGCGAATTAAGGTCAATGGCGATGAACTTACTTCAGTCACTTTAAGCAACCTAACTATTACCTCTGGCCGTCAAGATATCAATTCACCGACTCCTCCTGGTTATTGCTCCCTTCAAATTATCAACACCGATGGGACTAATTATGATTTTACAATTAATAGCGCAGTTACAGTAGAAGTCAAAGACTCAAACGCAAATTATGTGGCAATCTTTGGCGGCAGAATCTCAGATTTACGCCAAGTAGTTCAAAGCGCTGGATCAAGTGCAATTATAACTAGCCTAAGAATTACCGCTATCGGAGCGCTTTCAAGGTTGCAAAGAGCTATCTTTGATGGCAATTTGGCAGAGGGTTTAGATGGAGCGCAGATATTAGATTTACTTGATGACTTGCTTCTTAATTCTTGGAATGAAGTTCCACCAGCTGAAACTTGGGCTAATTACGATGCGACCGAAACTTGGGAAGACGCACAAAATATTGGGCTAGGTGAAATTGATGCTGGCGAATATACGATGGTCAGCCGCCAGATTACCGATAGCGTAATTGCTCCAATAGCCAATCAGATTGCTAATTCAGCCCTAGGTTATTTATATGAAGATGCTAATGGCCTTATTGGTTATGCAGATGCAAGCCATCGTCAAGATTACCTAGTGGCTAATGGCTACACAGATTTAGACGCTTCCCACGCCATAGCCTCTGGCATTGGCGTCATCCAGCGTCAAGGAGACTTAGCCAATAAAATCGTTATGGATTATGGCAACAACTTCAATAGCTCCTATACCGCCGAAGATACTCAATCTCAAGTAATCTATGGCCTATTCGCTGAGCAATTTAGCAGCTACCTAAAGAACACCTCCGATGTCGAAGATGTAGCAGATCGTCTGATTGCTCTTAGGTCTTACCCTAGAGACACCTTCCAATCAATAACCTTTGCACTTCAATCCCCTGAAATCGATGACCCAGACAGAGATGCCCTATTAAATATATTTATGGGCCAGCCAGTTAGAATTACCAATCTGCCTCTTAATATGCTCGGTGGTGAATTTACTGGCTTTGTCGAGGGCTGGACTTTCAGCGCTTCGGTCTCGGGCCTATCAGTTACCTTCCTAGCTACCCCAACAGAGTTCTCAGCAGTTGCCCAACAATGGGCCCAAGTCAATGCGTCTGAAAGCTGGAATAGTGTTCTTAATACGCTAGAATGGCAAGACGCGATAGGAGTTATTAGCTAAATGCCGAATACAACAAATTTTAACTGGGCTACTCCAGCTGATACAGATTTAGTCAAGGATGGCGCTTTAGCCATAAGAACCCTTGGCTCATCTATAGATACCTCATTAGTTGATCTTAAAGGTGGCACAACAGACCAAGTCCTTGCTAAAAACTCCAATACAGATATGGATTTTAAGTGGGTTACAAGCGATGATGCAAATGCAATTCAAAATGCAATAGTTGATGCCAAGGGCGATTTAATAGCTGCAAGCGCAGCTGATACCCCAGTTAGATTAGCAGCTGGAACAAATGAACACAGATTAGTTGCCGACTCTGCGGAAACCGCAGGATTAAAATATGTAGCCGATACTACTAACTATGCTATTGCTGCCAAAGGTGATCTTTTGGTAGGAACTGCTGCGGATACGCTCTCTGCTCTTTCAGTAGGCACAAACGGCCACATACTTGTAGCGGATAGTGTTGAAACGACAGGTCTAAAGTGGGTTGCGCCTGCTGCGGCTGGTGGTATGACTTTACTTTCAACTACCACTTTATCATCAACAGCAGTTACTTTGAGCAATATAAGCCAAGATTATGAAAATCTTTTTGTAGAGGTTTATGGTGTTACAAATAACACTGCTGATACTCAAATGAGGTTTGGTTTAAATAGCAATATGACGGCTTTTGCAAGAGGAACTAGAAGCTTTATTGCTGGAACTTCGCAGACGATTGAATATTCAAATGGGCTTGTATCGGTTAATAATATGAAAAGAACTGGCGGAGCTAATACCTTTAATTTGTATATTACTGATTACAAAAATACTAGCAATTATAAACAACTTTTTGCAGTTTATTATTATGATGGCACTTCAGCGTTACAAAATCAAATGGATATTCTCTACTATGTAACAAATACAAACGCAATAACTTCCGTAACATTTGATAACAGTGGATCACAGACTTTTACTGCTGGCACAATGAGATTATGGGGTATTAAATAATGACTAAGCCACTTATAACTATTCATAATTTAGAAACTAATGAAATCATAGAGCGCGAAATGAATGACTTGGAATATGCCAAGCACCAAGCAGACATAGCGTTGCAAGAAAAAGAGAAAGCCGAAGCCGAAGCAAAGGCCACCCAAAAGGCAGCCCTGTTAGATCGGTTAGGCATTACTGAGGAAGAGGCTAAACTGCTTCTAGCATAATCTTGAGGGATTGTGTCGAGCTAGTCGTATAATCAATCGATATGGCCAGACTATGTGCAGCGGGTGTTCAGTTACGGGAGCAGATTGATGACGATTATCCTGATAGGGATCGTAAGTCTGATGGCTGGATTGCTGATGCTCGTCACCTCTCTAAAGGCACTTCTGACCATATACCAAGAGATGGAATCGTTAGAGCTATAGATATTGATTCTGACCTATCGGCACATAAAGAAGAAGCTTATGCGCTGGTTGAGAAGATTCGTAAGTTAGCAAAAAATGGTGATAAAAGAATTAAATACATTATCTTTGATGGCAAGATAATGAGTCCGATACTTGGTTGGAAGCGGCGTAAATATAATGGCGCTAATCCCCACCGGTCACATTTCCATATTTCATTTACAACTTTGGGAGACAAAGATGGCAGTTATTTCGAACTCGAAGGAGACACTAATGAGAGACCTAAAAAAAGCCGCCGAAAGCTGGGCGAAAGCGTTCCTAGCAGCAGCACTAGCGACCTACCTAGCGGTGGGATTCGACCCTGCTGCCATTGCAAATGCAGCTCTAGTCTCAGTCTTGCCTAGCATTATCAACTGGCTCAACCCTAACTATGAGCGTTACGGCAAAGTCCGTTAATGCCTGCGACTGAGTTGGCGACCTTAGTAGCCTCAGTCCTAGGATCAATAGCGTTACTGATTGCTGGCCTTCGATACATCATTAAATTGGAGAATATTCCAATAGTGTCGCGCCTTGATAAAATGGAGTCTCAGCTAGAATTGGCGCTAGCGAAGGGAGTCAGAAATGGCAACGCGAAAGCGCGTAAGTAAGAAGCCAGTCAAGCGTCCTAAGAGACGCAGGACTACGAAAGAGACACCGCTTACAAAGCTTGATTTCTGGGCTATTGCAGCCAATGAAGTTTATAAAGCTTGCCGCAGAGCTGGTATGGATGAAGGCACTTCACTTGCTTTTGCTATGGATCGTAGCTCTTATCCTGATTGGATAGTGCCAGCCGATGACCCAATAAAGAAAATTGGTTGGGAAGATGGCGAGGAAGATAACTAATTTTCCGCGAAGTGGAGCTATTTGAATGGTTGAAGGAGAGAGTCCCAGACCTAGAATCTAGCCGACCCACCGAGAAATTTGATGGCATATCGATGAACCTTCGAGCCATATTTGAACTGAAATGCCGTAGGACTCACTACGATGACTTAATGATTGAGCAGACCAAG